TTCTCCGTGGCGTTCTCTGCAAGTTGCTTATATTTAGTATTCTTATCATCACCACGAGCACGATCATCTGCTGGATTAGGAGGAGCACTTGGTCTCAAATGAGGCGGTAAATTATCTGGCACTTTAGGTGCTCCTGTGGGTGGTTGATTACCTTCTGGCGGCTTATTAGTTGGTTGCCCGCTAGTAGGAGCAGGTTGACCATGACCTAGATCAATAACTCCTAAATCAATACCACCCTTTACTCCTAAAATAACGGCTCTCATAGCTTCTGGAGTTGGCTTGTTACTAGCCATCAGTTGATCTACAGCACTCTCTACTCCAGGTTGCTCTAGGAACAACTTATAAGTAGGGTTACCCTTAAATTCAGCCTTCAGTTTTTCATAAGCCGATTGTGCCTTAAACTCATCACGGAACTCGATTAATGGTTGTACTGTTTTCTTTAACGCCGCCTCAATAACTTCACTTGGGTTATCATAGAATGCCTTAGCCTTATCTTGTGGAGAAGGCTCAGGAGGCTTCTTAGCGTCTGCTAACTCTCTTGCTAAGTCATCTGTACGTTTACCAATACGTCTGATTTCTTCTAATAATAGTTGTTCGCGCGCTGATGGTTGACCAGCTGTGATAGTAGTAGCTGGTGGCGAATCAATAACTGGCTTATTCGGATCAGTATTGCCACCTGGGTTTGGCGGTTGTGATGCTGGTGGCTTGTTTGGGTCTACTACCGCCGGTGCCGTCATCTTCCTGCTCCTCTCCGCGGTTATCGTAGAGATGCAAAAATGTAGCGTATAACTTAGTTACAGCATTACAATATCCCCTACGCTCAAATGCTTCATTAGAATCTTTGAACAGCGCCACCTGCTGGAGCGCCTCCCGTTCCCATAAGCGAAGCAATTTTATTAAGTACGTCCAGCCCTTGTGGTGTGTTGCCATTTCCTTCAGGGCCACTATTTCCGTTTCCGACAGCCCCAGGGCCTCCAGGTTGATTGCCTGCATGTAATAATTGCTCCTCTATTTCTGACACAACGAGACGATCTATATTCCTAATATCAAAACTTTCTAATATTTGTTTCATGGCTTCTGTAGATGCGATAATACCTTTTTGAATAACCTGCTGTAACATCTGAGGATTACTTGCTGTTAGCTGTAATAGAGCCATATAATACTGTTGTAATAACTGTGCTACTTGAGTCCAGTTTTGTCTATCTAAGATACGATTACCTTGTTGTCCTGCGGCTGACACCTCGAATAATATACTCTGTCTAATATCACTTACAGACATTGTTAAGAGTTGTCTTACATACTTACCTTGATCTGCTTCATTAAAATAATTTAAGTTCTTTGGACCAAATTGTATGATATTGCACATCACATCTGATAATAATTCATTCAGGAAATTCTTAACATTCATATAACTGAAATCAAATTTCTTAGCTCCTTCTTGGATTCTCGTTAGATCAGATGTAGCTGTTCCTGGTGTACCTACTTGTGGTAATCCAAGTGTAAGCTCATTAACTCCGCTTCTTTGCTGATGATAAATTAAAGTAGCTTGCTCGTTAGCGAAAGATGATTGATATATCTCACCTAACTTGAATGATTCAACATGAGTCATATCATCTAAGAACCACATCTTACCAGGAAAGACTGGCTCTTTAGGTCCGTACCCTGATAATTTATGGACCTTAATCATATTCATATTAGCTATTGTAGCGTTATCTAAACGCTGACGATGCTGAGTCGTTACCTCACGTTGAAATTGCTGTGATTGCTTACATATCCCAATACCACGCCAACGGTTCTCAACTGGCATATAAGCGCCAATACGATATGGCCTATGCAAATCATCATGCCAGTTATAACGAATTGACATGATGAAGTTACCTTGATAGTGATAATGAACTACTATTTCTTCCTCTTTACCATCTTTATCAACATCAAATGCACACCAAATTTCAGTCCAGTCTACTCTACGTGGCCAGTGTGCTTCTCTCTTTTCTAATACTTCTTGTGCTCTTTCATATCTCCTACCTAATGATGGCTGTGTACCGATTGTTGATTGTTCAATATAAGCAAGAGATTTCTCATAAGTACCAGAACGAAACATTCCATCTTCTGTCATTAGCTTTACTTCATATGGTGAGCGAGAGTGCTCCTCACCAACCCATGGAGCTAATTGTGGGTCTTTATATGAGTATGGAAATAGAAAGTTAGCTTGTGGTACTGGATCTAGTGTTGCGCCATCTCTTATTATAACTGGATACTCAGTTTCACGACCAGTGGAATCAGTACGTACAGCTTTCTTAACTAGTTTTTCATAACCAGATTTTCCTAATCCTGTACCAAATTTTTCTAACTCTAGTATTATATCATTGACTGGTTTACGAATCTTAACATTATGGAATAATTCGTAATCAAACCAGTTTTCAATGCCTTTTTCAAAGTCAGCAGTAGTAGGACCACGTGATTTAATAGATACAAACGGGCGCACAGCATACAACGTGGTCATTGTGCGTGCGTGTGTTGCCTCTAACGCTACTGCTGTTAATGGTACAACAATATTAGAAGCGCGCGTAAATGGAAAATTACGAACTTCTGTGCTCGGAGTAGCCCAATAGTCAGTTTGGAAATCTTTGAGTTCATCTATAGCGGGCTGACGCTCAAAGTAATGTCTAACTAATTCATCATATAGATATGAGCGTAATTTATCTTCTGTTTCAGTATCTAAATATATTTCTCTAGGATATTTACCCATTATTTAGTTATCTATGTAAGACTGATACAACTATAATAGTGGCTAAAATGCCCATTAACCCGCCTGTTTCAAATGAAGCAACGCGAGAAGGGCATCCGAAGAACAATATATGACACTTTGTGGATGCAACCTGATTACTTAATGTCGTTTCTAATGTATCAATACGAGCTTTCATCAATAACTTTTGTTGATTACAAGTGCTAATTATATTGTCTTTAAAAGCACATTCTTGAGTTAAATCTTTGTTCCAAGCTGTTAGTTCAGTAATTTGACCTTTTTGTATCCTTATTATGTCGTTTGGAGTCTTAGCTTTTATTAAACTATCTTGTAAAGTAACATAATTATGTGATATATTAGCTATATCATGCTCTAAATTTACTATTATACCATTAGTTTGTTTAATTTTCTTATCTTTTTCAGAAATTACCTTGTCAAACGCATCTTTAACATGTAAAACGTTGTCAGAATTACGATTTGCAGCGTTTTCAGCTAGACTTACGGCTTTATTTAATGCTCCAGTTTGATATATTACGAATATACCTACTAATATGATAATAACTGTGACGAAACCATGAGGTAAATGGTCAGTTAGCTTCATTTATTACCCATATTATCTAAATTAGGAGTATTAGTGGTATCTGTGGTGTTTAAATTAGCCACCCAAATACCAATTCCAGCAGAAGCCATTGCTACTACTGTACCAATTATAATAGATTTAGCTCCAACAGAACCACTTGTCAGGATTATACCTAGCTTTTGCAATTCATTGATTAAGGCAACTGAGCCAGCTGTCACCATTCCAACTAACAGACGATGTAACAATCTAGCTTGCTTAGGTGTCAGATGTATACTCATAGTTATCTTGAATACCCCGTTAAAGGGTCACGTTCTTCCAGTAGTTCTTCTTCTAATTTCTGATATTGCTTAAACTGAGCAGCTTGTAATCCATTTCTCCATAGCTCAGGACCATAAGCAAGTGCATCTAATAAGTGGTAATCATCTGTAGCTCCAAAATTATCATATTCTTCAATTAAATCCGTCTGACCTTCATTAAATAGTATCTGGCCTGCGCTGAAGTAGTTAGATAGCCCTCTAACTCTTTCCATCTTTGAATTATCCGCTCTGCCTGCTTTACGTGGTTTGACAGGTACGATGTTAAAACGTACTCCCCTGACACGCATCTCTGTCTCAATCCAAGGCTTGTAGTTGGCGGAGAATATGACCTCCTCAAACGCAACGAGCCTTGGCCAGTATTTTTGAACAAGCTCGAATATTTTCTGTACTAGATCAGGTGGCTTAAAATGTCCTTTAATTGCTTCAAGCACGAATACATGCAATTTAGAATCGGTGCCAGTAACAATAATACCAGACTTACCACTAACAGCAGGATCAACAATGATAATTTTGTCAAGATCAGTTATTTTATACTTAGTAGGAGCTATTGTTTGTGTACCAAAGAATGCTGCTACTTGACCGCCCGGCACATAATGGTAAAACTTCTTCCAGTTTAAATCGAATTCAGCAAGCCCTTCATGTGGATCATTAACATACTGAGCATTCCAAACTTTGATATTTTTCTTAAGAACAGCAACAGCTACGTCATCAAATTCTTCAGGGAATATAAATCTAGATTCATCTTCGTCATCATTCTTTTCTTTTATACGCCTTATATATTTCAATAACCTATTTCCGTATGCTGACATAGCGTGAGCATATACATCATCTAATGAATAACGAGTACCAATTAGGTCAATGTGATCTAATTTTAATCTAACTAAGAAACTTTGTATATTATCAAACCACTGTACCAACATTTCACGTTCTGCTTTACTGTCACGAGCCTTGTCACCAAATATATCGTCTAGTTTAATATAGTTAAAATGACGGCCTTGAGAATGACCGCCAACGCCAATAGTATCGAAAGTAGGCTCAGCCCAGAACTCAGTCCTCGGAAGCTCCAACTCATATTTATTCATCCTATGGATCTTAGGTGATGGAACTAAATTGGGAAACAATCCCATCAATCTAGGATTACCAGTAAAATGCCGAGTAGTTTCATATAAGAATCGTGATGCACCTTCGTGTGACTCATGTGCGTATAAGATTCTTACATTTGTTCCCAATCCTCTAGGCCATTGCTGTACAGTGCCACAGTCCGGCAAAGCACATTGTATTGAGTCAGCAACCGTAGCGACTGTCGTCTTAAAATGTGCTCTTGGCAATAATACCATTCTATACTGGTTCTCGGCTGTTCTAGATAACCAGTTACATAAATTGCCATGCAGTTTCGGCGACAGTCTGTTGTAACCGAGGATGCCATGTGCCAAGAAAAATAGATCGGTCTTACATCTGCGTTGTAGATATGAAATCTCGTCAGACGTAAGCCGCTCAAATTTCTTCTCAGCTTTCCTTTGATTTTCTGTGATTACATCTGTGTCTAATAGCTTTTTCCAATCATCTTCATTAACTATATCTGTGTGTTCATTTACCATCTTCTACCACTATTTCTGTCTTGTTCTCTAGCTTTGGAGTGTTAGTATCATGCAAACGACGTGCTTCATCAGCTAATCTTAATCCCTCACGAATGCCATCTGCTGCATCTGCTGAAATAATAAAAGCGTTCTTCGCGTTAAGAACCCCGCTACCAGCTGCGTCACTCCGCAGCACGCCTGTTCCTTGTAATACCTTAATACCTTTATCTACTACTGCTGATGGAGCATTAGCGAATATTGCGTCATCAGCCAGATACTGTGTTAACCGAGTTATTGACATTTCCTGTAAATCACGTACTCTATCTTCCATACGTGATTCCACAGATTTCCTAAGGAGTTCTAACATATCTCTACGTACTAACTTAGCCTTAGGAGTATTTAAAATAGCAGAGATATGTTGTTCTGTGTAACCAAACTTTTCTGCTATTACTTTATTAGAGCGTCCAGTGCATGATAAAGCAACCATTTCCTCATATTCAACTCGCCACTTCTTAGGAATCCACTTAGCCGCCTTACCCTTTTGTCTTAAGGAAGGAGGCTTATATGGTTGCTTATGAATCTCGTCAGATGTTAATAAACTAGTTCCCATAATATTAACTATGGTGATCCTTTAACTTGTGGTTAAATACTTGGCCGTTAACTGAGCTTGTATAAACTAATTTACCACTTTGAATAGCTGAAAATGGAGCAAACTCGAAAGAAGCAGCACCTGGCGATTTTAAGTAAAGCCCGCCATCAGCAGGGTAGGCCACAAAGCCAGGCAAGCCATCTATACAATAAACGGCTGTAGGCGTCATGCGTGACGCATCTGTCAATGTCGCGCCTGACATTTAATAATCACCCTGTAGCTGTACATCTGTGACAGTAAAACTACAATTTGAATTACCTTCTTCATCTGTACTCTGACATTTCATACTAATTTTATCTACATCAATTCTATGTTCTTTATCTTGATATGGACGTGCACTAGAAACGCGATTGTTAAAACCACATAACGGGCACTTAACATCGTAACCATTACCATTAGGAGTAACAGTTAGTGTGCCATGATCTGTTATAGCGTGCATCACTCCTCCTTATTAACCCATAAAGTATTAGGAGTTAACGGAATGATTTTGGTTGGCGACGTGCTACCCAAACACGATAGTAACTCCCGCAATCAGTCATGTTAGCTGGAAATGATACTAAAGTGGAATCAGCTACAACTCCAAATACACAAGTACCGATTAAAACGCCCTTAATTTTTATACTTATGATTGTAATCTCAGCTAATGGATTTTTTGTATTTAATCCACTAGTCCATTCAGTCAGTGTTGTATCAGACGCTTGAGCTACCCTAGATGCTAATGGAATCCCTGGTATTGGTGAAACTTTGGTATTACTATGACAAGCTATGACAGATAATACAAATAAATATGATGTATTTATTATTTTCATAAAGTTACGGAATCCTTATAACAGCATCAATGTGAGCAACGGAATCACCAACAGTGTTATAGATAGGCAAAGATAAACATAATCCAGGTGTTAATGTCATTTGTTTACATACGAACAGAACTAAAAGGGAATCAACGCCACCACGCCTTATAACAACAACTGGAGGAGGCGTAGTTATTGGGCCTACTGTAACAATTACAGAATTAGATTTACCACCAGTAGTAGCCGTAATAGCTGCTGATCCAATACTTTTAGCAGTAACTAATCCAGTGTTATCTACAGACGCTATGGCTGGCGAAGATGAACTCCATACAAATGGTATATTAGATAGTGTATTACCTAATGAATCAAGAGCCATCGCCACAAGCTTAGATGTGCCACCAACAACAGTAATAAATACACTAGTAGAGTTAAACTTTATAGAGGCTA